CAATAAACACGGACAAAGGTTTGTATTCTGCTGTATCTAAAGACATGTTTGACCCAGCAAAATATGACGTTATTATAGATAACAAACTTAAAGAAACTCTAGGTTCACCAAGTAATTTTAATGAGATTAAAAATAAAGTTTTTACAACATTGTCAAAGGATTATACTGTAGGTGGAACAAAGTTGTTAAATATATATAACATGAATGGGTTATATAATAAAATTGATGTTACTAGAACTTTGGTAAATAAACAAACCAAATCAAAGAAAGAAGAATTGGCCAATAAATTAAAAGCAACAGTTGCTGAAAAATTAGGTTTTGAACCAACTGTTAGAAAATTAATTGAAGTTTTTACTACAGCTATAGAAGTTTTCATGGAAACAATATATACTGTATCTACAGCCGCTGAAAGACCAGATAATTTACCTAGAACAGCACAATTACAAGCAAAATTTGGTACAGATATAGTAAACTCTGACATTAAAAAACCAAATTTAGAAAAACTAGATTTTTTTGCTTGGCCAGATTATAGAGAAAGAGATGAAACGACAAAAACTTATGTAAATAAATACTTAGGTGAACCTGGTGTTTTGGATAGACCACAAGACGTTGATGAATTAATTTTTATTGAGGATTTATTAAACGCTTTTTTAAGAGCTCAAGAAGTTATTAACGATGTGGTTCAAGACATGGAAGAAGGGGAAACCACTTGGTATCCTATAAACCCAATAGACACAAGTATCTATCTAGAAACAGAACCTTATTCTAGGGCAGAACTTTTAACATCAAACGATGTTGTTAGACTTATGTTAATTAGGGGTATGACTTTTCTAGGGTATACCAATGATTCAGCAACTTTAGATAAAGCTGAAATTGAAACTATGGCATTAGCTGAAGCAAATGCTATATTACGAGGTGTTACTAACGATACTGTTAAACTAGCGATAAGTAATTTAGATATAAAAGAAATAAAGAAAACACAAGGTGTAATTAATGGTGTATCCAGAGATGTAGTTAAAAAAAAGACGGCTACTATTAGTGGCCAAGCTAAACCCGCTACTTATTATTTTTATAATTACATATTTCAAGGGGGAGAAAATCCAGAAACGTTTAAATTAATACCAATATCTGGAGATTTTAACAATGCGTCATGGGGTAAAGTTGGTCAAGATTCAGAATCATCTATAAATTTATCAACTTTACAAAAACGTAAAGAAGAAACGGAGGATTTGTTTTTAACAAATTACTCTTCTGCTTTTGGTCCAAGTGTTAATGGTGCCGTACCAACTACATATTATCCTAAATATTTAGATGGTGGTACATATGTTGAAATATTAACAGTGGATGAATACAATACAACAAGACAATTATACCCTATAGAAGGATTAAAAAATGATATTATTCCATTAAAACAGTCAATTTTAAATAGTGAAATTTTATTACCTTCACAAGTAAAAGAAGCTGGGTTCAATGTTTTTGCTGGACCGCATGGTATACAAGAATTTTCAAAAATTGTTGATATTAATGGTGTTGAGTCACCATTAATGTTTATTTTTTATGGAAACAAAAAACCAGGATTAGCATACACCAGAGCTGCCTCTGGTGGTAAAAAATCAATATTTGACTTAGCTAGTAACCCCAAAAAAATACCAGCAAACAATCAACCGATTAACTATGATGATGTTAATTCGCCTTTCCATAAAAAATGGGGTAACAATAGAGAATTACTAATTGAATCGTTGACTAGTACTTCTAAATTAACTTATCCATTTGTTATGTTATCACATGGATGGGTACCAGGCGATAAAGATGAACCAGATAATGTGCGTTATTCAGACCAAGATGGTATTATTTTATTTGGTTCACCTTTATATTATAATCAAACTAGTGAATATGCTAAAGCAATGTTGTTTTTACATACTTTACCTTTTGTTACTATGGGTGTTGACCAAAATTCAGAATATAATCCTGGAGAATTTAAAGAAGGTTGGAATAGTACTATTTATTATATTAGACATTTATTTGATATTCGTGGTGGATTTGTACAAGCACCAAGACTTTGGTGTGCTTATGTGGGAAGTATTCTTTGGAGACTGTCAACGGCAGAACCAGAAACAATTAATGGTCAACAAATAGGTGGTGGTTCTGGTGTTAATGACCCTATAAAATGGAGAAAAAATGTTGAAAAGAACACTAATAAAATTTTATATTTTGAGAATATACCAACTAAATATCAACATATTACGGGTATGATTAATGGTGCTGGTGGTGGTGGTGTTAACGTTAGAAATGTGGATATAAGTAAAGGGGATTTGCTACGTACTTTACCATTACAAGTTAGAAATGAATTTAAAAAAATCTTTTTTGAGTTTGTAAATGGAAACGGTGATTTTATAACTTGGGATTCGATTAAAGATGGGCTAGAAATTTGGAATGGTAATGGTTCTAGTTTTGAAACTTTATTAAATAGTTCATACAGCGACCTTTCTCAAATTAACAATTTAAAAAATAAAGATAAGTATGATGTCATAATACCACAATTTATTTATGGTGAAGGAAGTGGTTTTAGATTAGAATTAAAAGGTGGTTATGATAGTAATGAGTCAGTTAAAAGAATTATTGATTCATTAGTCCAACAGGTTGTTATTGTAAATAACAATTTTAACATTTGGAGAGGGCCATTAGATGAATCTTATGGTGTTAAAGGAGACTGGAAGGGAAATCTTCGTGATGGAATATATGCTGATGAAAACAGTGTTTTCGATGTTTATTTTAATACTATAATCAAACATTTAACCGATAACTCTGCTTTATCACCAACAAATGATAAAAAAGAATTGGAGCAACAAATATTTGGTAGTACAAATGAAGATGTTATTAAATTTCAATTATATAGAACATGTAAAAATATACATGATAAATGGTTAGCTGGCACAACAGACCCAAAAAATATAATCTTTCAATGCGGTGTTAATAGAAGCAGAGTTGATAGTGCGGCAGCTATTAAGTTTGGTAGTTCGGCAACACCTAGACTAATTGATAGCTTTAGATTTATTAGTAGGTCGTTTAGAGATATTGGTGATTTGTTATATATAAACCCATTACCTGTAAATAAATATTTATTAGAAAATCCAAATACATCAGCATATGATTCGATAAGTCAGTTATTAAACGACAATAATTTTGATTTTATCGCATTACCTACTTTTATTAATTTTAGAGATGCTGCTGAAGTTGAAGCAATCTTTACACCATTTGGTAACCACGAGCAAGCGATGCTAAGTGGTACGTGTGGTCCTTCATTTGTTTGTGCATATGTTGGTCAAAAATCTCAGCATTTAGCGTATGCTAATTCTGATTACCCAAATGATGGTTTTGACCTTAGATGTATACATAACGAAAATGGTGTAAACCTTGACCCTAGTATTCCAGATGACTTTAAAACAGATAGTGAAGCACACGAAGACCCAGTTGGTGCCTTTGTTGTTAGATACAGTCAACAAAATCAAAATATATTTAAAGATATCAACTTAGACCAAAGTGAATTCACAGAAACTGATGAATCATTACAAATACAAGATGATATATCACAAAAGGGTAGTAATACCAATAGAACAATTGCTGGTCAAAATCTTTACAATGTTTATGCTGTTAGAAGTTATACTGCTGAAGTTGAAATGATGGGTAATGCCATGATTCAACCAATGATGTATTTTCAACTAGACAACATACCAATGTTTCATGGTGCATATATGATTACTAGAGTTAAACACTCTATAAAACCTAATCATATGTCTACAAATTTTACAGGTGTTAGAATTAGATATGCAGAAACACCTTTGGTTACTGCAATGGATTTGTATATGTCATTTGTAGATGACTTAGGGTTATCTGAGGGTAACGGTGCTGGTGGCGGTTCAATTAGTGGAAGTTTCCAACCAATAGTTGCGACTTTGATTGACAATGGGGTAACAAATGGTTATATGGAATTAGGTAAAACAATTGGTTCAATAACAAATAAAACAGTTGATTTGAGTGGTACTAAATTTACAAATGTAGCTGGTGAGAATGGTTTCATGATAACAGAAGGTGCTAATGCGTTTAAGAAAATGTTAACTGAATTAACAACTTGGATTGATGGTAAAGTTAGTAGTGGTGTTTTAAAAGGTAAAAAACAAGGAGATAAAATTATTTACGGTCAAGCTAGTTCCTTCTATCGCCCATATAGTGTGCAAAAATCTATTGAAGGAAGTAGAAATACAGCTAAAGCTGGTACATCGTATCACGGATGGGGTATTGCTGTGGATTGGACTTGGGTTGACAAAAACGGTAAATTATTTGTAAGAAATTATAGAGGTAAAGGTGGTAGCCCAGCTAGTGATTTTGATTTTAAAAATGACCCAATATTAGAATGGTTATATAATAATTCATATAGATTTGGTTTTATAAACCCAAAATGGGCTAGAAATGGTGGTAATTACGATGAAGTTTGGCACTGGGAATACCATGGTAAAACGGCTAAATGTTTAATGGAAGGTAGTGAAACAATTTTCAACCAAAAAATAGACCTTACTAAGCCTTATGATGCTATAGTTATAAACCCTAAAACACCAGATGGTAAAGAATCGGTGTATACTGGTTGTGCTTATAGAACAATAGAAAAAGGTGACGGTGGTGAAAATGCTCTAAAAACTGAAGTTGGTTGTCCTAGTATTGAAAAAGCGATGAGTGTTCAACAATCATATAAATCTTCGATAGTTAAATTGTTAAACGGTACATATAAATGTGGTGCTAATAGAGATTGTGATGCATCGATTGAAGGGTTTAAAAAAGTTACTGGGTTCTTTACAAATGGTGCATTAAATAAAAAAGGTGTTATTGGGTTAACCCAAGCTTTACTTGAAGGGTTTGGTACGGCACCAAATAGAAGAAATCCAGGTAATTTAAGAGGTGATGGAGGTTTTGCTGTTTATGGTACATGGAAAGAAGGTTGGACAAGATACTTAGATGATAAATTAATCAGATGGGCAGATGGAAATCCAGTTGCCACAAAATCTGCTAGTTATGTTAAGTGTTATGATGGTGAATCGAATGAAATCTTCAAAAAAACAGGTGTTAAATATAAAGAAAATATCGAATATAACTACACACAAGGTCAATCGATGACTTTAAGACAATACACCAACGTATATGCTCCATGGGGTGATAATAACAACCCAACAAATTATTGTGCTGCTATTGCTATTACATTAAAAGATTACGGTTATGATATTAATGTTGACGATAAAATGGATACTTGGTTATAAAAATTTGCTTTATTATAAAAAAAGTAGTACCTTTGCAGTATGAAGATTGCAAATATAGTTTCAACCCAAAAGGTAAATGTTTCACAAGAATTTAATGTAGTGGAATCCATGGATAGTGTTATCCATGGTTTACCTACACTAATACTTGGGTTTGATTATGTGAATAAGCATTATCCAGAGTTTGATGTTATGGACCGAAAATTAGGTGAAAACTTATATTGGACAGTTAAAAGAACAGAAAAAAGAGATAAATACGAAGAAGATTTATCATGGTTTATCACCAAGGTTCTTACTGATTTGATTTCTGAAATAAGCTACGTTTTTGTTGACCCGATTCAATACAATTCTAGAACAATTAGAAAAGTAATAAGAAAATTCCATTCTATGGAAAATAAAATTGCTTACCAAAATGGTCAGATGTTATACATTTATGCTGAAAAAATAATCTTTGGGGTTGATTTAAAACTATTAAAATATATTGGTTTAGATTATAATAAAATAAAAGAAAAATTAATCAGTAAAAGCTCAGTCTTTTTGACTAACGATAAGATACTTATAGAATATAAAAAAACTGTTGAAGAACTTGACAATCAAGTTCGATATATACCATATTTATTTTCTATAACCAATGAACAAAACAATACTTCTAGCGTCATTCATATTCCCAGAGAGAGTGGAATGGTTTCTTAGCTACTTAGATTCAAAATTTAAGCTTGGCAAAGACAAAGTGTTTTGTTACAAAAATTTGGATGATGAGTCTAAAGTTATTATGACATTTAAAATCTCAATTCCAGAAGATAAACCATTAAATCTTAAAAATTTATTCCCTAGTGCTGTACCTATCCACAAAAAAGGTAATGCTTTATACACTATAAACGCACTAAACAAACTAATCCAAGAAAAGTATCCAGAATCGGTTGGTAACTTGGATAATAAATCTGTGAAGATAGATTGGGAAGAATATCAAAATAAAATGATTTTGATTAACAATGACGAACTTACTATTTTCAACATAAGTAGGGTTTTTTAATGATTTTGTGATATTTATATTAAAAGATAATATTTTCAAAAAAATATAAATCATGGAAAATAAAGAAAACAAAAAAGAAGTTAGTAATTTAGATAAAGCTCTAGAAGGGTTTTTAAATACTGAAAATCAAGACCCGAATTTGGATTGTAGTTCTGGTGTTTGTGTTATTAAAGGGGACAAAAGCCTTGTAGAAAGAATCAACAAAAAAATAATAACAGAAGACGGAAGACAATTATTATTCTAATGAGCAAAAACAAATTTAACCCAGAATTACTTAAAGAAGAATTGAAAAGATTCAAAATGCTTGAAAATTACGATTTTTATACTGGTGAAAAATCTGAAGTAGAATATAAAGATGAAGCACTTTTATTAGGTACTGAATTAGAAGAAGCTGAAGGTGACGAAGCACCAGATGATTTACAACCAGCAGATGCTGAAGGTAACGGTGAAGTAGATGCAAATGCTGCTGACGCTGTTGCTGGTGAATTAGGTGTTGACGCTGAACCAGCTGACGACATGCCAGTAGGTGACATGCCAGAACCAGAAGCGGAACCAGCAATTGAAGAACCAGCAATTGAAGAACCAGTTGATGATTCAGTTGAAGTAGATGTTACTTCATTGGTACAAGGTTCAGAAGATGCTAAAGCTGCTGCTGAACAAGCTAGTCAAAACTCTGAAATGTTAATGAGCAAGTTATCCGACTTAGAAGCACGTATCGCTAGAATGGATTCAGTTTCTGCTAAAATTGAAGATTTAGAAAAAGAAATCGTTAAAAGAAATCCAACTCCAGTTGAAAAATTAGAAATGCGTTCATTAAGTTCTTTTCCTTACAGTCAAAAATTAACTGATTATTGGGCCGACAAAGAAGGAGCGTATGATGTTATGGGTAACGACAAAAAAGAAGAATATACTTTAAAACAAGATGATGTTGACTATGATTATAGTGAACCAGACATCAAGAAAAGTTTTACAGTTAACACGGATGAATTCGAAGAAGAAGATATCTAATAAAAATATAAAAAGTATCAAAAGGCCCTATTTTAGGGCCTTTTTTGTTTGTTATAGAATACATTCTAGTTTTTTTTAGTACAAATACTAAATTTTAGTTGCATATACAGTAAAATGTTCGTATCTTTGTATAAAATCGGGTATAATTACCTATTGCAGATAAGAAAATAATTTAGTAATAAGGTGTGTTTTTAACCTAAAACCTATTGACTTTTGGACTAAAAGTTCGTATATTTGTATAACAATTTAGAAGAGAATAAATAACGTAAATATATAAAACAAACAAAAATGAGTAATGAAAAAAACGCATTGGATGCTATGCTTGCACAGTATGAAAAAAACAATGCACCAAGACCAGTGAAAACTGAAGCTAAGGTTTATGACCTTAAAAACTATTTTAATACCTACATTAAAGAAGGTATTAAGTCTGCAACAAAACAAATCAGAATTCTTCCTACAGCTGATGGTTCTACACCATTCGTAGAAGTACACACTCACAAAGTTCAAGTGGACGGTGAATGGAAAACATTCGCATGTTTGAAACATGAAAAAGGTGAGGCTTGTCCTTTCTGTGAAGCTCGTGAAGCTTTATTAGCAACTGGAAAAGAATCTGACAAAGAGTTAGCAAAAAAATACAACGCACGTAAGATGTATGTTGTTAAAGTAATCGACAGAGAGCACGAAGATGAAGGTGTTAAATTCTGGAGATTCAACCACGATTACCGTAAAGAGGGTATCTATGATAAAATCATCGGTGTTCTTAACGCAATCAAAAAAGACGTTACAAACGCAGAAAATGGTCGTGACTTGTTATTGACTATTAACAGAAACATGAACAACATTCCAGTTGTATCAGCTGTTGCTTCACTTGACCCTTCTGCATTGTCAGAAGACCAAGAACAAAAAGATTTATGGATGTCTGATGCTAGAACATGGGAAGATGTTTATTCAGTAAGAACATATGATTACTTAGAAATCATTGTTAGAGGTGGAATTCCAGTGTGGGATAAAGAAGAGAAAAAATTCGTTGATAAAGAAGCTTTAACTTCTGAAAATGCTGATGCTACTTTGGAGGCTGAATTAACTATGGGTGTTGAAAACATCAAAGCTAGTTTACAAGTTGCTGAAACTGTTGAAACGACTACTGCTTCTACTGATGCAGAAGAAGACGATTTACCATTCTAATTTAGGATTAAACAAAACAAAAAGAGGTGAGGAATTGCCTCTTTTTTGTTCTAAGATAACAAACAATAAATTTTATAACAAATGGCTAAAAAACCAGAAAAGAAACCAATCGAGAAAAAAGCTTTCGATAATAAAAGTTTCAAAACAAGCCTAGGTCTAGGTGAACAAACAGTTAAAGAAAAAGAATTAGCATGGATTCCGTTTAAAAAAGCTTTCCATGATGCAGTAG